ACCACTTGACGCAGACAGTATACTAGAAGACTTCTATTCAGCTCTAGCAGATGGCGACATAAAGGCTATTAGGAATATACATATACCACGTTCTGATGTATTCTATGTTAGACAGAAGTACTTTATAGACACGGGTGAGTGGATAACCTTAGATCGAATGGAACGCTGTATGTACCTTGAAGGGTTACTATCAGCTTCTGAAGTAAGAGACCCTGATCGTGTTAGAGATTGGGAATACACAACGACAAACTAGGAGAGTCTACCATGAATACGTACATTAAGACAATAACTCTTATTACCTTATTAGCTATAACCACTGCGACAGCTACACAGGCTCACACAGTTACTGTTAAGCATACACCTTACACAGATGAGCAAGTTATAGTAGCTACAGTTGGTTGTGCTGTTCTCTTTGGAGCACTTGCAGCAATGACTAGCGGTATCTCTACAGCTGTGGGAGCAATAGCAGGTGGCTCAGTATGTGCTGTTGGCTTTGGAGAAGACTATATCAAACATGATGGTCGTATCGTAGGTTACGAATCAGGAGCGTAATGAATCATAATGACTCAGACAACAAGTGATAAAGGTATATACGCACTCGTACAACATGAGGGTGTAGTGCCTGCTCCCTACTTCGACTCTGTAGGTGTTCTCACTTACGGTATTGGACATACTAAGGCGGCTGGGTCTCCTGATCCAGCTAGTCTACCTAAAGGTATGCCTTCCAGTTCTAACCTAGACGATGCGCTTGAGGATGTGTGTCAAGTATTTAAGATTGACTTAGCTAAGTATGAAGCTGCCGTAGCTAAAGCTATAACAGTACCAGTTGAGCAACACCAGTTTGATGCAGCTGTAAGCTTTCATTATAACACAGGTGCTATCTCCTCAGCTACTTGGGTTAAGACTCTAAACTCTGGTAATACTTCCTTAGCTGCTGATCAGATAATGAATTGGACTAAACCACCTGAGATTATACCCCGTAGACAAGCTGAACAAGACTTGTTTCGTAATGGTATCTACCCAGAAGATAATGTTATTGTATGGAAAGTAGACTCAGCCTGTAAGGTTATATGGGATCCTGCCTGTACTCTTACCTCTTCTGAGGTACTAGGATACCTTAATTATAATGATAATGATATTAATAATGATAATGATGCATATACAAAAGATAAGGGCAGTCAAACATCTAGTTCAACTGTAAGCTGCCCCACCTGTAAAGGTTCAGGTGTCGTTTCGAGCAGGAGACGTAACAAGAGGGGCTAATTCACCCATACTTAAAGAGACATAAGACTGGAGAGATCTGATGTCATCAGAAAGAGAAGAATTAGAAAGGCAGATTAACAAACTAACGATTAAACAAGCACTGCTTGAACAAGCAGTTAACGACTTAAAGCAAGATCAGACAAGCAAGGAAGCCTTCACAGAAAAGGTACAATTCTTCTTAATCGGCGGTGTAATATCTGCAATACTAGCATTTGTCGTAAAGGGAGGTCTTTCGCTATGACTCTTAATTTAAAGAATACAGTAGTTAATATACCATCTATGGTGGCGGGGGCAGTCGTATTTGGTTTAATAATCTATTGGATTTTACTGTTTATCAGTATATCACACACATACGACTTTCAATCCAAAAGAGAAAGGATAGGTTTAGGATGTACTCAGTGTACCTCGATACCTTTTCAACAGCTTGGGCTTGTATCTTATTAATCATTACAGCCTCCCTAATATACAAACACAAAGGTAAGTTAGAAGTCTATCTAACGATACTAGCTTGCTTATTATACTTAATCGCACAGACAGGATGGACTACCGCCTACTTCAATGGAATACTCTGGGGAGCCGACATATTCAACTATGTATGGTTCGCATTTAATACCACTGTCTTTGCCACTCTTACAATATACTTAAGGAAACTAAAGTAATGGCTTTACCTGCACTTATACCTTTGTTAGCTCCTCTCTTAGGAGATATAGTTAAAAAGGTTGTACCTGACAAGAACTTAGCTGAGAAGATAGAACGTGAAACTACACTTGCTCTAATTCAGAAGTCTGATTCTCTTACACAGATTCAAGGAGAGATTGTATTAGCTGAGGCTAAGTCAGACAGTTGGATCACCTCATCGTGGCGTCCTTTGCTTATGATGGTCTCCGTACTTATTATAGCTATCAACTTCTTAATAATACCTGTTGTAGCTATGGCCTACCCGCCTGTTACTTCCAATATGATAGACTTCCCTAACCAACTGTGGACTCTTCTACAGATTGGTGTAGGCGGTTATATTGTAGGTCGTAGTGGTGAGAAGATCATTAAGAACTGGGATCACTCTAAGTGACTCCTCTAGAGGAGATAGATATTGAAGATCGTAAGCGTCAGATGTTTGATGCTGATAAGAAACGTGACGCTGAGAGGAATATGTCGTATGCTGCTCTAGCTGGTATGCTGGCATTTCCTCTTCTTATTATCATCTCCTCCTTTTTAGGTTTAGATAAAGCTGCAACACTTCTAGCTGACATAGCAGGTATCTCTTATATAGCAGTCAGCGCTGTATTAGGTAGCTACTTTGGGTTTAACACTCTATCGGAGCTTAAGAATCATGCCAAAGGTAAATGACAATACAGATATTACACTACCTGTTAAGAATCTAATAGCTATTGTTATTGCTACAGGCTTAGCTGCTACAGCTTACTTTGAGATACAGAATAGATTAACCCATTTGGGCTTTCAACAAGAAGTTATTTGGACTAAGGTTAGGGAAGCAGAGGAGTATATAAATACATTTGATCCAAAAGAAGCTGTAGAGTACCATATAACTAAACAATATAAGTTAGAATTACTATTAAATAACGTAATAACTAGGCTAGAACAACTAGAAGAGAAAAGGAAGTAAGATATGGGAAGTTTAAGAAAAGGCACAGGCGATCCTGTTGTAAAACCTGGACGTGGAGGTAAAAGCACTGGTGGAAGTGGTGGTAGTACCAGAAAAGGTTCTTCGGCTGCGCCCTCAACATCAAAGTATCCAAAGGGACGTCCTAGCAGTACGGGTTCTTATGACAAGGGTATGCCGTCTGATAGTAAACCTAGAGACTATTTCACTAAGTCAGAGGGTGGTGCACCTAAAAGTCCTTTAAAGAAGAAGAAGAAGAGTGACAGCACAACATCCACACCATCCAAACCATCTTATAAATCTAAAGCATCTCCTTCCAGTAAAGGTAGCCCTAAGAAAGCTCCTAAGAAGTCTCCTAAGAAGAGTGGCTCCTCTACTAAAGGTAAGGGTCCAATGCGGTTCTCAGCTAAAGCTGGAGCTTCTGTACCTCCTAATAGAATGGCTAAGAAGTAATAACAATCTAAAGAATGGTGATAGATATGCAAAGCACAGTCATACGTGACGTTAAGAACAGTGGAACAGCTAGTGGTGACATAAATATGGTCATCAAAGAGCCTGACACACCTTCTACTTCAAAGAATAACGCAGGTAGTCCCAAAGGTGGGACTGCTTCGTCTTCTATTAATAAAGGTTTATAAAGTGCCTATTAAACCTAGAAACTACAAACGAGAACGTCAGCTTCAATCTACTCCTATTGAACTAGCTAAGAATGCTGCACGGAAACGTGCTCGTAGGAAGTTAGAGAAAACTGGCGTTGTTAAGAAGGGAGACGGTAAAGATGTAGACCATAAGAATCGTAACCCAATGGATAACGCTAGGGGTAACCTTAAAGCTAAGCCTAAGTCGGCTAATCGTAGTTTCTCACGTAAGGGTACTAAAGGTGTCTACGGTAAGAAGAACCCCACACCTAGGAGGAAGTAATAATGACTATTAATACTAAAACTGGTAGAAAGCTAAGTGAGAAGCAAGAGAAGTTCCTTGCTGTTCTATTTGAAGAAGCTAAGGGAGACCCTCTAGTTGCTAAGCGTCTAGCTGGTTACTCAGATAATAAGTCTACATCTGTTATAACAGCTGCTCTAGTTGATGAGATAGCTGAGTTAACTCGTAAGTTCATTGCACAGAGTTCTACTAAAGCTGCGTATACAATGTTCAGTGTTATGGGTTCTAAGGATATGCTAGGTGCTAAAGAGAGAATGAATGCAGCTAAAGACATAATGGATCGCGCTGGTTTTGTTAAGACTGATAAAGTAGAAGTCACTACAGCTGAACCTCTGTTTATCCTACCAGCTAAAAGAGATGATGACTGATGCCTAGGAAAGCAGAGAAAGCTATTCCTAAGACAACCAAGGGTAAGAACGCTAACTACCTGAAGACGTCCAAAGGGGCTGGCATGACTAAAAAGGGTGTGGCAGCTCATAGAGCCGCTAACCCTGGGTCTAAGCTAAAGACTGCTGTAACAGGTAAAGTTAAACCTGGAAGTAAAGATGCTAAGAGACGTAAAGCATTCTGCAGTCGTTCTAAGAGTTGGACAGGTGAACGTGGGAAAGCCGCGAGAGCTAGGTGGAAATGCTAATGGCTACTCCTACTAATAAGAAACTATAATTAGTTAATTAGCACTTGACAAATGACTTATAATGTGATATAAGAGTTAAATGGAACGTAAACAAGCACCTAAGATGACTTACATACATCCTGACCAAACTTGGAGAATACCTAAGCGTGGTGAGGATGGTGAATGGTTTCCTATAGTTAGAATAGGTAGGCATGTACCCTTTGGTTACTATCAAGACAAAGATGATAAGAATCTATTACTTCCTATTCCATCAGAACTAGAGTTACTAGAAATAGCTAAGAAGTACCTTAAAGAATACTCATTACGTATGGTAGCCCGTTGGTTAACTGAAGAGTCAGGACGGTACATCTCCCATGTAGGATTAAACAAACGTGTCAGCATCGAATACAAAAGGCGTCAAGAAAGTATCACCTATCGAATGTATGAAAGGCGCTACAAAGAAGCCTCGGAAACGGCGCGTAAGCTCGACCAAGAAAGGCTCGGTGGTATCCAAACAAGAAGATACTACACCACAGACGAAGATAGAAAAGACTATACCAGCGACGGTGATACCTGAACCTATTAATGTAGCTAAAGCACAGGATATCATATTCCAACCAAACGAAGGTCCACAGACAGACTTTCTAGCATCTAATGAACAAGAGGTGTTGTACGGTGGTGCAGCAGGAGGTGGTAAGAGCTACGCAATGGTAGCTGACCCTGTACGCTACTTTAACAACCCTCACTCCCGTGGCTTGTTAGTACGTAGAAGTACTGAAGAACTACGGGAGCTTATCTCGGTGTCTAAGCAGCTGTATCCTAAAGCAGTTCCTGGGATTAAGTTTATGGAAAGAGATAAGACTTGGATAGCTCCAAGTGGTGCTACTCTTTGGATGTCTTATCTTGACAGAGATGATGACGTTATGCGTTACCAAGGTCAAGCTTTTAATTGGATTGGCTTAGATGAACTTACACAGTGGCCTACTCCTTACGCTTGGAACTATATGAGATCACGTCTACGTACAACTAAAGCTTCTGGGTTACCTCTCTATATGAGAGCTACTACAAACCCAGGAGGTCCAGGACATCACTGGGTGAAGAAGACCTTTATTGATCCTTCCCCAGCTAATAAGACTTTCTGGGCTACTGACGAATACGGAGAAACTATATGTTGGCCTAAGGGTCATACACGCGCAGGGGAGCCTTTGTTTAAACGTAGGTTTATACCTGCTAATTTGTTTAATAACCCATACCTAGCTGAAGATGGTATGTACGAAGCTAACCTTCTCTCAATGCCTGAGCATCAACGTAGACAACTACTGGATGGCGATTGGAGTGTATCAGAAGGTGCAGCATTTACTGAGTTTAAACCTAAGATCCATGTAGTAGAACCCTACGATATACCTAATTCATGGTCTAAGTTCAGAGCGTGTGACTACGGTTACGGAAGTATGACAGCTGTATTATGGTTCGCAGTAACACCTGCTGAGCAGATAGTTGTATACAGAGAGTTATATGTTAATAAGACTACAGCTGTAGACCTAGCTGGTATGGTTAATGACATAGAACGTGGTGAGAAGATACGCTACGGAGTCTTAGATAGCTCACTTTGGCATAACAGAGGTGACACAGGACCGTCTCTAGCTGAGCAGATGATACAAAGAGGATGTAGGTGGAGACCTTCAGATAGATCAAAAGGGTCACGTATAGCTGGTAAGAACGAAGTGCATAGAAGACTACAGGTGGACGAGTTTACAGAAGAACCTAGGTTGGTATTCTTTAACGTCTGTAAGAACATTATAACTGAACTACCTTCACTACCTTTAGATAAGAATAACCCTGATGATGTAGATACTAAGAGTCCTATTGATCACGGTTATGATGCTTTACGTTACGGACTGATGACTAGACCAAGAAGTAGCTTGTTTGATTATGACCCTAATGCGGCTGGCGCAGGGTTTCAAGCTGCTGACGATGTTTTTGGATACTAATAAGGAAGCGACAGTATGGATGAAGATACAAACGAGATCATCATGGAAGAAGCAGTATCTTCGTATATTGATGATATTAAAGAAGATGATAAAACAGATGAGAATGTAGGTTCTGTAGTAGGTTTTGTTACTCAACGCTTCTCTAAAGCTGAAACTGCTCGTTACATAGATGAGCAACGCTGGATTGTAGCTTACCGTAACTATCGGGGTCTCTATGGCCCTGATGTTCGTTTTACATCTACTGAAAAGTCAAGAGTATTCGTTAAAGTTACTAAGACTAAAGTATTAGCTGCATATGGTCAAGTTACTGAAGTTCTATTCGGTAATAACAAGTTTCCTATCTCAGTAGATCCTACAACGCTTCCAGAGGGCATTACAGAGGCTGTACACTTCGAAAGCAGCTCTGATATGCAAAAGGCTAAAAAGGACGCTCAGGGCGGCTCTCAGAGCCTCTCAGAGCCTAGTATGGATGACATGAAGCTAAAGCCAGGAGAGACACTGCCAGACTTAATGGAACGGGTAGGTTCTCTTAAGACTAAACTGGAACCTGTAGGTTCTTCATTAGAAGAGGGTCTCGGTGGTACAGCTACTGAAGTTACTATCTACCCTGCAATGATAGCAGCTAAGAAGATGGAGAAGAAGATACATGACCAGTTAGACGAGTCTAGTGCCTCTAAGAAGCTACGTACAGCAGCTTTTGAATGCGCATTGTTTGGCACAGGTGTTATGAAAGGTCCATTTGCTGTAGACAAAGAGTATCCTAACTGGGATGAAGAGGGTAACTATAAACCACGTATTAAGACAATACCACAATGTGATGCAGTTTCTATATGGAACTTCTACCCTGATCCAGATGCTAACTCTATGGAAGAAGCTGAGTACATTGTTGAACGACATAAGATGTCTAAGTCTCAGATGAGGTCTCTTAAGAAGCGTCCTTTCTTCCGTGATAACGCTATTGACTTAGCTCTGGGTTTTGGGCCTTCGTACACTAAAGAGTGGTGGGAGTCTATCATGGAAGATGACTCTACCGAAGTAGTAACAGAACGCTATGAAGTCCTTGAGTTCTGGGGTTACGTAGATCGTGAAGTACTTGAAGATCATAACGTTGATATTCCTAAAGAACTGAAAGATGCAGATCAGTTAAATGTCAATGTTTGGATATGTAATGATCAGGTACTACGTCTGGTTATGAATCCGTTTAACCCACAGATAATACCCTACTACGCAATGCCATATGAAGTCAATCCTTACTCCTTCTTTGGGGTAGGACTAGCTGAGAACATGGATGACACACAAACCTTAATGAATGGTTTCATGCGTATGTCAGTAGATAACGCTGCTTTGTCAGGTAACTTAATACTAGAAGTTGATGAAAACAACCTAGTTCCAGGCCAAGACTTGTCAATATATCCTGGGAAAGTCTTCCGTAGAAGCGGTGGTGCTCCTGGACAGGCTATCTTTGGTACTAAGTTCCCTAACGTATCTCAAGAGAATATGCAGATGTTTGATAAGGCTAGGGTTCTAGCTGATGAATCAACTGGTTTACCTAGCTTCTCACATGGGCAGACAGGTGTCTCAGGTGTTGGTCGTACAGCATCAGGTATCTCAATGCTTATGTCTGCTGCTAACGGTTCTATTCGTACTGTAGTTAAGAATGTAGATGACTATCTCCTAGCTCCTCTAGGTAAAGCCTTCTTCTCATTCAATATGCAGTTTGACCATGACCCAGAGATCAAAGGAGACCTAGAGGTTAAAGCCCGTGGTACTTCTTCTCTAATGGCTAACGAAGTACGTAGTCAACGTCTTACACAGTTCTTACAGGTTGTACAGAACCCAGTGTTAGCTCCTTTCGCTAAGATGGACTACATCATACGTGAGATTGCTGAGTCAATGGACCTAGACGCTGATAAGGTAGTCAACTCTTTCTCTGAAGCTGCTCTTCAAGCTGAAGTACTTAAGAAGTTCCAAGAAGCTAACCCTGAGGAAGCTCCTAAACCTGAGGCAGCACCAGAAGGTGGAGACCCCTCTGGTAACGGAGGTGGTACTATAGGAACAGGTGGTGTCCCAACTCCAGGAGAAGAAGGATTCTCAGGTAACGCAGGTACTCCACCTGCAGGACCAGAGGGTGGACTAGAGGCTTCCCTAAGTTCATACTTAGGTAATAATGGTGGTGTTCAGTAATGGATGCTAAGTTATTAGCAACTATCATAGCTATAGCTAAGAAGGAAGCTGGTGCTTTAGCTAAAGATAACAGAGAGTTGGAACGTACTGTAACTGCTAAGCTACAGGAGTTTCACAAAAGGTCTCCTATTCTAGAGACACCTAAGTTCTTTAGGAAAGGTGGACAGCTCATATGCTCTTGGTCTTCAGGTTTAACATTAGACTTAGGTAATGTGGTTGGACCTAAGGGGGCTAAAGGCGACAAAGGTGATAAAGGTCTACAAGGCCCAGCTGGTGCCGATGGGCTTAATGGTCGTAACGGCATTGATGGTCTTAACGGTAGAGACGGTGTAGACGGACGTAACGGTAAGGATGGAATACAAGGTCCAGCTGGTAAAGACGGAAGCACAGGTCTGAAAGGCCCAGAGGGTAACCAAGGACCAGCAGGTCCACAAGGTCTCAAGGGTGAAGAAGGTAAAGAAGGTCTACGAGGTCTTAAAGGACAAGATGGTTCTGATGGTCTTGACGGTGAAGATGGAGACGGTATAGCTAAAGCATGGGTTAGTGAAGATCATCACCTGATGATTAAACTAAACAGTGGACGTACAATAGATACTGGTTATGTACGTGGTAAAGCTGGTATCTCTGGTAAAGGTGGTCGTGTCTCAGGAGGCTACGTAGGAGGAGGAGGCGGTGGTGGTAACATCATTGTACCTCCTGCTGATAATAATAATAATGTAGATGGCGGTGCTGCCGCATCTGTTTATTTAGTAACGCAGCACATTAACGGAGGAACCGCCAGTGGCTGATATTATTCAGATTAGACGAGATACACAAGGTAACTGGTTAGACGTAGATCCTATTCTAGCTCAAGGAGAGTTTGCTGTAGAGGTTGATACTAACCAGTTTAAGATAGGTAATGGCACAGACGTATACAGTGTCCTACCGTATGTGACACAAGGACCAGAAGGTCCGCAAGGTGGTCTAGGACCCGAAGGTCCACAAGGTATTCAAGGTCCACAAGGTGATACAGGTCTGCAAGGACCAGAAGGTCCACAAGGTCCAGCTGGCAACGATAGTGTTGTTCAAGGACCCGAAGGTCCACAAGGTGCTACAGGACCCGAAGGTCCACAAGGTGCTACAGGACCAGAAGGTCCACAAGGTATTCAAGGTCTACAAGGGGATCAAGGACCTAAAGGAGACACTGGAGAGGCTGGCCCCAAGGGAGACACTGGTGATCAAGGTCCTACAGGACCAGAACTACAGACTGAGTTGTTTGACGATAAGTCACCAGTACTTGCAGCCAATCTTGATGCAAATAATAAGAATCTAGAAAACGTTGATACCATAACTGCGGCAAAGGGAGACTTTGGCTCCCCTGCGGCATTGCGTTCGTTTAACGTATATGGAACTGGCACAAATGGTCGTCTGAGCTTACAAAGCAATGAGGCTGGAAACCCAGGTCTTGAGATGACTATAGATAGCAACGTTACTAGAGTGTTAGCTCGGTTAGCTAGAGCGGGGACAAGCGGTACAGAGCTTCAAGTCTGGAATCAACGAGACGGCGGTGGTATACATATGCCCTTCGTCTTTGGAGAGGGCGGTGAGTTCTTTATTAGACCCAAAGGCTCTAGCACAGATGTTGTAAATGATGCTGGATTCAGAAACCAAGCAGGCACTCTTGAGTTCAGGAATGATAATGGAACATGGTCTTCTTTTGGCTCGGCTGATGGAGAACAAGGAGAACAAGGACCACAAGGGCCACAAGGTCCGATAGGTCCAGAAGGTCTGATAGGTCCAGAAGGTCCTAAAGGTGACACTGGTGACGCTGGCCCACAAGGTTCTAAAGGTGATACAGGTCTGCAAGGCCCAGAAGGACCACAAGGTCCTATAGGTCCAGAAGGTCCAACAGCGGTTTCAACAGATGCTGACAATACGGCTACGCTAGGAACGGATGGTCTAGTCTACGTAGCTGGACCGTCAGGAACACCAAGCCTAGACCTCCAATGGTTCTTTCAAGATTCAACTGCAGGACAACCTAACCCTAACTTCTTTAGGACAGACGAGCGTGAGATAAATGACATCACATCTTTAGACTTATCTTGGGTATCGTTTCCTAACAGAGAGGTCGCTAACCTCCTAGGTGAGCTTAGGCAAGGTGACAAGATATACATACAACAGAACAACGCTGAGTCGAACTACGCCAACTTTGATATTACTGCTGACCCTGTAGACAACGGGACATGGTGGACTATCGCAGTTAATGCCTACGGAGCAGGTGAGAGATTCTCTATAGATCAAGACTGTGTATTCCTATTCTGGCGGGGAGCTGATGATGGAGGAGGAGGAGGCGTAACCCCTGATGATAGCATAGCGAACTCTAAGGGTGCAGCACTGGCACTAGAGCAATCGTTACTAGCTAAAGATGGACAGCCAGCACTGACGGTACTTGCAGTAGGCGCTACGAACACGGGGAAAGTGCAAGGTTGTAGCCTAGGTAATGGTAACGTTGTCGAGGTATATGCCAGTGGTGCTGACTTTAACAGCTCTACTGTTTTGCACCGAGAGTTCATGTCAGCAGGTGAACCTATCTGCTTCACGGGACTAAGCGCTGGGGCAATCATCACAAGCACCCAAGGCTTCTACGGTATGGGTGAACAGATAGAGGGGGGTAACGAAAGCCCTATGCCTTTGCTGTCTCTGGGCTTAGCGTTTACGGGTACGTTCCTGTATGCGTTTCGTAATTCTAACAACTACCCAAGTGAAGGCCTCAGTACAGGCCAAGTCACTGTGGTCAACGGCCCTCTACCTTCTACGGTTACGTTCACTAGGAATGGTAATCAAGTAGAAGATCAAGCGCCTCGCAACCTTGAGCCGTTTGAGCTTACGATCTTCTACACGAATGCGAATGGAGAATACTTCCTGTCAGGTACGTCACCCGTTATGGCGTGTATACAAGCATACATGGGGACTAATCCTCCGCTAGTTCCTGGAGACCCAGCAGACGCAAGCCAGCGTTTTTATGATGCTCGTCTTGTAATGCCTCTAACAAACGACGGCATCACATGGCCTCGTTCTGGTTACGTGAGTGCGCCTTACGACAACACAACGTCTAAGTATTATGTGCGTGACGGCGTTACTGGGGACTTCCCCGCAGTGAGTCCTGGAGTTCCCGTGGACTTTGACGCAGGCACCTCTACGGGCGCTAACGACCCAGATTATGAACCAAGAGGGGCTACAAGACTTCGGGCTAATGGTCTTGTAGTGGCTTACTCAGGTGCAGACACAGCAGGTCTTGAGGCTTCACCTATGATCCCTGTATCAGCTATGTCTCAGGTAGTTGCACAGCCCTTCTGGATTGATGATTCAGGAGATGGCGGTACCTCTGGCGTTGCTATTGCAAGCCCCTACGAGGGTACAGCTAAGGTCTACGCTTGGAATGAAGCAACAGGTGTAGCTGAATTGGCCTATACAGTACCACTCGCAAGAGGCACTATAGGGCAGGGTATCGCACCTACTACACCAGAGGATCAATACATTCCTTGTGCTGGCATGGTAGCTAACGAGTCAACTCTAGATGCTGACCCTTCAGTTGTTCAGTTAGTTGGAAACTTAGGCCCAGGATACGTTGTAGCTGACGTTCCCATCACAGTTGTAGCACAGAACGCATCACCGACCCTGATACCTGAAATACGTTCACAGAACGGAACAACGACAACATCTATTGTTAGTGATGATGACGAAACGCTAATGCTGGGCTGGACGCCTGTACAGAAGAAGGCAGAGATCACAGAGGATGCCGATGGGTACACACGCAAACGAGTACTAGATAACACAGGAGCCATCACATGGCCTCTTACGTAACCAAGGGAACCAATAATGATTATTAAACAACTAGTAAACTCTACAGCTTTGTGGGATGCCTTTAATACTGAGTTAGATGAACGTATCCACTTTGCACAAAAACAACTTGAGCAAAGAGACGAACAGCAAGAGCTTTATAGAATACAAGGTGAGATCAAAGCGTTGCGTAGCCTTAAGATGCTTCGTGATAAAGTCAACGGTGCTAGAACGGAGACCTTTTAACTATGGATGATTTGTTTGAAGAAGCTGCAACTGAAGGTATGGACGTAGATCCTATTTCAGGTAATGAGATTCCAGAAGGAGTATCAGGCAAGAACGTACGTGATGACGTAGATGCTAAACTATCTGAAGGTGAGTTTGTTATACCAGCTTACGCAGTTAAGTTCTTTGGAGTTGACTACTTCGAGAAACTCCTTAAGAAAGCTAAGAAAGGTAACGAAGAGTTAGCTAATGAAGGTAGGTCTGAAGGTGAAGGTCTTGAGATGCAGATGGGTGGCTTAGTCCCAGCGGCTAGAACTAGAGGTCAGGTTAGAAGTAATCAAGATTTATCTACTATGCAGATACAAAGTCCTACTAAAGCCGATAACCTTATTAATAAAGATAACATGACTGAGGTTGATGAAAAAGGTGACTTTAAGGAGATGCCTTCTAAGGAAGATCTACCTAGTGAAGAGGATAAACCACAAGAACTGTTCATAGGTGGTATTGTTAAAAAGGCTAAGAAGCTGGTAGGTCTAGGTGGTGGAGGAGGAGGAGGAGGTTCGTCTTACGAAGCACCAGAAAGGCAGTTTGGTGTAGGTGAGTATGACCCTTCTAACTTTATGAGCAAATGGAATGCGACTGACTACGGTATGGGTTTCTCTACTAGACCTGAGTACAGTGGTAACGGTCCTGTTAAAGCTGCTTATACTTCTAAGGTTCAGTGTCCAGAAGGTTACGTTCTAGATGAGAAACAGAACATATGTGTGCCTGTTGCTCAGCAGAAAGCACAGGATATTGCTAAGAACGCTGGTCAAATCAAAAACCCTAACTCTGAGGGAGAGCCACGTACTGGTGACGACAGAGCAGGAACTACAGGAAACTCCGTTAGACAACCTAGCGGTGGTCAAGGAGATGCTAGTAAGAGTACCCCAGGAAGTGGTGGTCGTGGCTTCGGTGGTAACTGGACTTCTAAGTTTGACTACTCAGACACAGATTCCTTAGTAAATCAAACATTAACTACACTGGGTTCCACAGAAGCTGCTGATGCTAAGAACGATGGTACTAGCCGTTTTGGTAACATAGGTGAAAGTATTGTAGGTGGCGTAGTAGGACGACTAGGTAGCGGTGCCGTAGGACAGGTTCTAGACTTAGGTGGTGACGTCATAAGTATGCGTACAGCTTCTATTGCTAATGCTAATGCTCAGTATCTAGACTCCATCGGTAAGAAGAAGGAAGCACAACAGGTACGTGACGCTGCTGACAAGTATGCTGAAGATAAAGGTCTGGTAGGACGCTTCGGTGTCATTAAGGATGACTACAACGGAACTCAACGCTTTGAGAACGCTCAAAAGCAAGGTCTATTTGATCAAGTAAAAAGCTTAGTATCACCTAGAAAGACTACAACTGCTTCTACGTCTCAAAGTGGTAAAGGGTCAGTAGGTACTGGAAGCTCATCAGCGCCTACTACAAGTGTACGTCCTCAGGCTCGCCCAAGTAAAGGTGGTGTGAAGTCTGGTAACAGCTCTAAAGGTGGTTACAATGCCCAAGGTAAATCAGGTAATGAAGGTAACCCAACAGGCGGTGATGGCAGCGGTGGCTACGATAACAATGGTAAGTCTGGACGTGCTGGCACTTGGGCTAAAGGCGGTATCGTCAAACCTAGAGTTAAGACTAAGACAGTTAAGGACATGGAAGCAAAGAATAAAGCTAAAAAGGTTTCAAAAGGTAAGAAAGGATTAGGACGTAAGACTAAGTAATATTAATAACTCCGATAGAATATATAAGGCCACTCAGCTATAAGCTGACCCCAACATAAAGGAATACATAATGGCTAATAATGAAATGGTAAAAGAGTCAACTCCAACTAAAGGATTCTCTGACAGAGGTTCAAACTACGCAGCTAAACAAGCTAAACTAGACGCAGACGAAGCAGAGATTGCTGCGTTAGTTAAGGCTCATGCAGAGGGTGACGAAGAAGATACACCCGAAGAAGCCTCAGATGTAGTTGAACAAGAGACTGAGGAGACACAAGAAGAAGATGACTCTAACCTATCACGCGAAGAGAAGTCATTTAAGAAACGTTACGGTGACCTACGCCGCCATATGGCTGAGAAAGAGAAAGAGTGGAAAGCTTCACTTGAATCTACTAACTCAAGCTCAGTCCGTCCCCCTTCTTCTGATGAAGATATTGAAGAATGGGCATCTAAGTACCCTGAGATTGCAGCTATTGTAGAAACTATTGCTGATAAGAAAGCATCAGCTAAGTTTGAACAAGCGGAAACTCGGTTCAAGGAACTAGATGATGCAAAGTATGAAGCTACTCGAACTAAAGCTGAAACAGCTATTCGTAAAGCTCACTCAGACTTTGATGAACTACGAGAAGCAGATGAGTTCCACGATTGGGTAGAAGAACAGCCCAAGTGGGTACGTGATGCTTTATATGAGAACTCAGATGACGCCCAGAGTGTTGTACGTGTTCTTGACTTGTACAAGGTAGACAATGGTTTAACTCCTTCAGCTAAGAAGGCTAAAGCTAAAGATGCCGCTAAGACAGTTACTAAACGTAAGAGTCGCACACAAGTTGACTCTGATAGCCTAAACTCACAGATTCGTGAGTCGGATGTACAGAAGATGTCTGATTCAGAGTTTGAAGATAGGTATGAAGAGATACAAACAGCTATGTCTTCTGGTAAGTTTGTATACGATATCTCAGGTAAAGCAAGATAAATCGTATATAATATAAAATAGTACTTGACATTTGATGTTAAGTATGATATAACTGAGAGTATAGCGTTGTGATACATAGCGTTATACTTACAGTTAGGTTCGACGGAACCACTACTGAACACTAATAAATCACTAAGAACTACCTAACAAGTATAGGCCCATTTGATCATCTCTTAAGGCTTGATCTCCTTAATACTTGAACTGAATGCACCCTAAGACACGTTAGCCTCTTGCCATGATTGTTTATGTTCCCTTAATGGAGTACATTTGTACTTTATATATCAAGCCTAATACATCTTGAAAGGATAAAACAATGGCTTTTCCATCAGCAGCAGGTTGGGGTAACTTACCCAACGGTAACTTCTCACCAGTTATCTATTCCAAGAAAGTCCAATTAGCATTCCGCAAGAAAGCGATCTGCATGGACGTAACTAACAGCGACTACTTTGGTGAGATTGCTTCGCAAGGTGACACAGTTCGCATCATTAAAGAGCCAGAGATTTCAGTAAGCGCATATGAGCGTGGTACTGTTATTGCTGCGCAAGACCTTGATGACGCTGACTTCTCACTTGTGGTTGATAAAGCTAACTACTTTGCATTCAAAATGGATGACATCGAAGAAGCTCATAGCCACATCAACTTTATTGATCTTGCTACAAACCGTGCGGCTTACCGCTTGGCTGACCAGCTTGACCAAGAAGTCTTAGGCTATCTGTCAGGTTACAAACAGTCTGCTATTCACACTAACTCTGATACAGTTAATGACACTGTCTCTGGTACTGTCGCAGACGTAAACGCTGGTACAGACGAATTGCTTGCTACAATGAAACTTAACAAAGGTTCATTCGGTAACATCACAGCTGGCGGAGATAACTCCATCCCAGTTGCTGCTCGTCTCCCAGGAGCTACTACTCTTCCAGATGAGTACGCTTCACCTGTTATGGTTATTAACCGTATGGGTCGTTTGCTTGACCAACAGAACGTTGACAAAGATGGCCGCTGGTGCATTATTGACCCAGTGATGCTTGAAGTGTTAATGGACGAAGACTCACGCTTCCTGAACGCCGACTTCGGTGAAACAGGTGCGCTTCGTAACGGTCTGGTACTAAGCAAGTGGAATGGCTTCCGCGTTTACGTATCTAACAACCTACCGTCTGTTGGTACTGGCCCAGCAACTACAGGTACTGCAGATCAGAATGCTAACTACGGTGTTATCGTAGCTGGACATGATTCTGCTGTAGCTACTGCTGAGCAAATCAACAAGACAGAGACTTACCGTGACCCAGACAGCTTTGCTGATATTGTTCGTGGTATGCATCTCTATGGCCGTAAGATACTTAGGCCCGAAGCTCTTGTCAACGCCAAGTACAACTTAGCGTGATAATCTAACCTACACTAACAGAGGCTCTCCTTCGGGGGAGTCTCACCTATTTAATAGATAAGGTGACAGATGGCATATACATACTTAGACTTAACTAATGAAGTCCTATCTCGTATGAACGAGGTTACTCTTACTGACGCTGGCTTTGGTGCTGCAAGAGGATTTCAAGTTCAATGTAAGAATGCTGTTAATGATGCTATAAACTATATTGATACCTCTGCCTTTAACTGGCCCTTTAACCATGGAACATACACTGACCTACTAGTTGCTGGTCAGACCCGCTACTTCATTCCTTATAACGCTAAGTCTATAGACTACGATACATTCCGTTTAGTAGGAGATACTAACTTAGGTGTTACTGGAACTAAACTAGTAATACTAGCATACAAAGAGTACGTTGCTAAGTTTATTAGTCAAGAAGATGAAGCCGATAAAGGAGCTGTACCTAGGCGTATTGTACGTACTCCTGATAACAACTTCTTACTTTACCCTTACCCAGACAAAGCTTATTCAATTAAGTATGATTATGTATACAAACCTTTACCTCTAGTGTCTCCTTTAGATGTACCCTTTATACCTGAGATACATCGTCAAGTTATAGCTGACGGTGCTACTGCTTACTCTTACCAATTTAGAGGTGAGCTAGAGCAGTACGAAGCTAACTGGGCTAGGTTTGAAACAGGTATTACAGATATGCGTACGCTACTCTCTAATAACTACCCCTACGTACGTTCCACTGTAATCACATTCTAAACTAAGAAAGGTAGACAAGTATGGCAGATGAATCTGGCCTAAGTCCATATGTCTTCCCTCTTGAAGGTGGACTCGTACTTAACAAATCTAACTTCTCAATAAAACCTGGAATGGCCCTAGAGCTAGAGAACTTCGAGCCTTCTGCCACAGGTGGATACCGCCGTATAAATGGATACACAGCTTGGGGACTAGAAGTACCCTATACTGACTCGCCTGTTGAACCAGTTCTTATGTCAGCCTTTTATAAAGGTGAAGTGATTGCAGCTAGAGGGTCAGCAGTATACCGTTCTACAAACGGTAAAGCATTACTTAAACAACCAGTAGGGGTTAGTGAGACTACGTTAGTTGTGGATAGCACATCTGGTTTCTCAGACACAGGAGTCCTCCTACTAGAGACTGAGTACGTAGAGTACACAGGCTTAACTGATACTGAGTTTACAGGCTGCACCAGAGGTGCCTTAGGTACTTCAGCAGAAGTCCATGTCTTAAACATTACTATAGAACAAAGCTGGACTACCATTGAGACAGGACGTACAGGAGCTAATAAGTACCAGTTTATAATTGGTGCTCTTACTGGTCCTCTTAAGTTAATATACGCTGATGGAACTAACCCTGCGTCAATGTGGGACGGGTCTACTGTTACCCAGATAACAGGCGCTTTAGCTCCATTAGATCCTCAATACTTAACTGACTTTAAGAATACTGGATTCTACGCTGGTATGTCTGCTAATCCACAGGAAGTGGTCTACACAGCTCCAACTACATCAGACGACTTTGACCCAGCTAACGGCGCTGGTAGCTTTGTTGTAGATGAACCTGTTACAGGTCTGACTGTCTTTCGTGATTCATTGTATATCTTCTCAGCTAACCGTATCTACAGGTTAAGTGGTTCTACAGCAGAAGACTATGTACTTACACCTATTACTAGAAGTATTGGATGTCGTAACGGATGGACTATCAAGGAGTTTGCAGGAGACATTGTATTCCTTGGACCTGATGGTCTTCGTACTATTGCTGGTACAAACAAGATTGGTGACGTTGACTTAGGTTCTATCTCTTCTCAAGTTCAACAGTTGTTTCAAGGTCAGACTAAGGTATCGGACTTTGAGTCTCTAGTTATACCTAACAAGACTCAATACCGTATATTCTTTAGTGACCCTGAGACACCAAAGGAAAGCACAGTAGGTGTCATTTGTACTCGTAAACAAGAAGGATACGAGTACGCTACCACAAAGGCTATACGACCTTCTTGTACTGATACTGAAGAATACTTAGGAGAGTACTTTGTTATCTTCGGTGGTTATGACGGTAGAGTTTACCGTCTTGAAGAGAGTACTACGTTCGACGGCAGTCCTGTTATTGGACGTTACCGTAGTTCAGATATCACAGCTGGTGATCCAGGTATTCGTAAAGCATTTCAACGTATTATCATTAACTATACACCTGAAGGTACTGTAAACTCTAACTTATATATTAGATACGATTACGAATCCTCAGATGTTCCCAGACCAGATCCTTACCCTTTTGATTCAACTAAGATTGTGGCTTTATACGGTACAGGTCGTTATGGTTTTGTTAATTATGGTGGTCAGAGTAACCCACTAGTAAGACAAGCTATTGAGGGTTCGGGGTTCGCATTAGCAATACGTGTTATTGACCAAGGTATATCCGATCCATACACGCTGAAGGGTTTTCAGCTTGAGTTCACTACGGGCGCAAGACGCTAAGGGAGTTATAATAAATGTCAGGTTATGTACGCCAAAGTTCTTATATTGACGGTGACGTTATACAAGCGTCAGACTCTAACACTGAGTATGAGGCTCTTGTTATTGCCTTTAATAATCAGGTAGGACACTCACATGACGGTTCAGCATCTGAAGGACCAGTTATAGGCCTTATAGGTGATGCTGGACTAATTAATCCTCTTAACAAGATAAGAGTAGACAGTATAGCAAGTACTATTAACTTCTCTATCAATGTATCTGATGTATCTGAGGAACAGATTAAACTAGTAGACGGGGTGTTGTTCCCTGCTGTTACTAACGATGTGGACTTAGGTACTGATCTACTTAAGTTCAAAGATGCCTACTTTAACGGTACAGTTGAGATAGGGACACTTTCTATTAGTAACGTTATAGGCTCACCTAGTTTTGGCACAGTGGACATAAACGGCGGTACGATAGACGGAACGACCATTGGTGCAGATGTACCCTCCACTGGTAGTTTTACTAGTATAGATGCCGATACAGTTGATATAGACGGTGGTACAATAGACGGTACTACTATAGGTGGTGTAGTAGCCGCATCTGGTAGCTTCACTGATTTAGGTGCTACAGGTGATATCACTGTGGATGGTACTGTAGATGGGCGTGATGTAGCTGTTGATGGTACTAAGTTAGACTCCATTGAAGGTAATGCTGATGTAACAGATACAACTAATGTTGAAGCTGCTGGTGCTCTTATGGATAGCGAGCTGACTAACATAACTGCGGTCAAGGCTTTAGACCAAGGTGTGTCTACAACAGATACTCCTACCTTTGCAGGTGTCAATACGAATACACTAGACCTAACAACGATTGAAGTAACTAACATAAAAGCTAAAGATGGTACAGACTCAGCTTCGATAGCTGACTCAACAGGCGTTATGTCAATAGACTCAGCAGTCATAACAAGTGCTGATATTAACTCAGGTACTGTAGACGCTACACTAGGTGGTACAACACCTGCTGCTGCAACAGTAACAACCTTAGTAGCAACTAACGGTGGCTCTCTGACAGGTACTTGGTCTGACTTAGGGTCAGTAACTACAGTAGACATAAACGGTGGTACTATAGACAACACTACAGTAGGTGCTGTTGACCCAGCTGAAGGTTACTTTACTAACTTAACAGCTTCTGGTACTATTAATATAGACCTGTCTAATATCTCTACTACAGGTGTTCTAGCAGTTTCTAGTGGCGGTACAGGGGCTGCAAATGAGGAAGATGCTCGTACTAACTTAGATGTAGACGTAGCAGGCACTGCACTTGCTCTTTCAATAGCATTAGGATAAGGAACTAAACAATATGGCAAACGTCTTTAAGAACTCAACGGATACAGCAGTAGGTACTTCACCTTCTACTTCGTATACTGTTCCAGCGGCTACTACTTCTGTTATGATTGGAATGACAGTAGCTAATACATATTCTCAACAAGTAATTGTGTCTGTGCAGGTAGCGGGTGTATACTTAGTTAAAGAAGCACCTGTCCCCGTTGGATCAAGCCTCAGTGTACTAGACGGTAAGATCATACTAGAGGCATTCGATACTGTTGTTGTAACATCAAGTGATAGTGCTTCTATTGACGTTATCATATCAATTCTGGAGCAGACCTAATGGCTGGTTACTTAGGGTCTGAGGCAGTCTTCCTGTCAGCTTCCCTAGCTGAGATAAAGGGTGATGCTAGCGTAGGTGGTGATCTCAGTGTTGAAGGCGTCCTTAATACAACCAACGGTATAACCTTTGGAGCTGGTACTGATATTCTGAATGATTACGAGGAGGGTACTTGGGTACCCAATATTATTGGGGAAGTCACAAGTAGCTCTGGTACCTATACAAAGATTGGAGACATTGTCACTGCTCACTTTTGGATTGAGTTACCTAACATCGGTTTCTCCACAGACCCAGCTCTACTAGAAGGTATACCTTACTCTAGCAACTTCTCAGGAAGTACTGATGCTCGTAGAAGCGCTGGGTACACAACGTACAACACTGATAGTAAGGCTGCTTCTTTATTGTTTGAAACCGTTGACAGAGTGGGTTTTAGAGCTGACCCAGGAGGAGCAGCCTTGGACAGAGGAACATTGGCTGGTAACACTTACTGGGGAACCCTAGTTTATACAACTGATAGTTAATAAGGAGGTCAACATGGCCCTTTCAGAGAAAACAATAGTAGACAAGATAGAAATAGTAGGTGAGTTTAAGATTGTACAAGTACGTACAGCCCGTATTATTCTTGAAAACGGTGTAGAGTTAAGCCGTTCATTCTCACGCCACGTTGTAGCACCAGATGCTAACGTGTCAGGCGAGAGTGCAGAAGTACAGGCTATCTGTGAAGCGGTACATACGTTAGCAGTTAAATCAGCATACGAAGATCACAAAGGATTATAAGTAATGTCAGGATACATAGGAAACGTACCTGTACCTCAGTCTACACAGAACCGTCAAGACTTTGTAGCAACTGCTGGTCAAACTGTATTTAACACTTTAGGCTATGAGCCTAAGTATGTAGACGTGTATCTAAATGGTATTAAACTTATTGATATTACAGAGTATACAGCTACTAACGGAACGGACATCATACTGACCTCAGCGGCTTCGGTTGGTGATACTTTAAGCTATCTGTCTTTTACTAACTTCACTATAGTTGATAGTGTAGGTGACCTTACTGTAACTAATATCAGTACTGAGACTTTAGAAGTAGGTGGTAGTGGGGTAACTATAGACGCCATACTAGACGAAGACGACATGGTATCTAACAGTGATACAGCAGTGCCTACTCAACAATCAGTTAAGACCTATGTTGATACTTCAATAGTAGATTTAGAAGCTTCAAAACTAGGTATAGATGATAACGCAACAAGCACTGTTATAACTCTTACCCCTACGAATACAATGGAAGTGTCAGGGGATACAACTGTAACAGGTAATGTAGAAGCTGACTCTTTTAATGACGTCATAACTACAGACGATACGGTAGCAGGAGGAGAGGCTCTGGGAGTTAAGAGTACACTACCTACTGACAGATCTTTGGTCTATAATGGTATTCACGTAGGTGCACGGGGTGTTTTAGAAGGTCCGAATAATGGCTTCTCGTTTGTTGACACTCTGTCACTGACCAATAACGGCTACACAGCTACTGCAGGTGTTAAAGCTCAGAATGACGGGCCTATTACTCGCTTCCAAATGCTTGATGGTCGGTTTCTCTTTCAGAACGTACACGCCTCAAGCGGTTCGAGCACCCCATCAGCTGGTGACGTTATATCTGCTGGAAACATAGTAGACGTTGCTGAAATAACAGCAGCAGGGTTTATGTACACACAGGGTCTTAACGTCAAAGAGAATGCACAATTTGAGGCTGCTATTGTTGAAGAAGTACACGTACTCTCAGGAACTTCTGTTGACTTAGACCCCGATAATGGGACTATTCAAACTCACACTTTAACAGGTAACACAACATACACAGAGTCACTTAATGATGGGTTTTCTATGACCCTTATGATAGCTCCCACTACAAATACTATAACGTGGCCTGCAATGAACTGGGTTAACAATGATACCCTTCCACCAGAATTAGGAACAACTGGTAATACCGTAGTGTCACTATGGCAAGTTGGTGGAACAGTATATGGAGCCTTTGTAGGTAATAGTGAAGCATGAAGCTTTGGTCTTTAATAAAGAAGTGGCTCCGTAAGCTCTTTTGTAAAGAAAAGACTAGTGATGTTAAACCAGTTACACCTGCTATTGTAGAAAGTATTAAGGAAGATGAAGATATGCTAAGAAACTCAATAATAGGAGCTGCTGGTAGTAGTGGAGAGGTTCTTAGTCTTGACTTTGCTGAGTACACACTCAACCCCGCCAAGAGTTCGATAACTTACCATGACAATAGCAGTAACGGTCCAACTCTAGGGTTGCTGTGGACAAACATCAAAATACGAGGTGTATCCGCTAGCCCAGACGGTACTAAACTCTACCTGCATGATGCTAATCAGGCCGAGACCTACGAGATGATAGGAGCAGGTCCGTGGGACTTCTCTTCCCTTAGTGTAGGATATACGAGGACAGTTGATACTCAGGGGATGCAAACTACTCCTGCATGGAGTCCAGACGGTACTCGTTATTATATGATTTCAGGCCAAACTTCACCAAAGATTGTATATCAGTACAATGTAAGCACACCTTTCAGTTTGGCTTCTGCGAGTTATGCAGGCCAATCGAGTGTAATGTCTTCTGTAGTAACCAATGATGGTTATCTTGATAGATTTAACAAGATAGGCACACTTTTATTAGATGGAGATGGAAGCCAGTTTTACATAACAGATGACGGTGGTTTTAATACTAAGATATATGGTGCGACTATGTCAACTAACTTCGAAGTAACGACTTCTTCATTAATATCCAGCACTGCTACTCCATTCCAAGCCCAGATCCGCATCTGGGGTGGTTGGATTCATCCTAAAGGTAAGCTGTTTGTAACGGCTGGTATAGACAGTATAGACTCTTATCAACTAGAAAAGGCTTTTGACTTCACTACCGCTGTCCTGCAAAGTAGGTTAATTCGTGCAGATAACAATATTTGGTCGAGAGGTGTAAGCGTTAGCGATGATTTAAGTAAATTGGTTGTATATGACTGTCTAAGCCAACGGGAACATTACTTCAGTGTCTATGAGAAGTTATAGAGATGTTAAGAAACTCAATAATAGGAGCTGCTGGAAGTGGTGGACTTCCTAGTATCGACCTCTCTGCTTTCGTATACAACGCAGCCAAGAGTTCCCCTATTTACAACAAGAATGGTACCGATTTCGGATCAGGGGTAAGTGATCTTGCACAGGCTCTGGATCAAGGTATGGAGGTCAAACCAGACGGTACTCAAGTATGGCTGATTGATCGCCCTCTCAAGGAGATCGTTGAGGTAACTCTTGGTAGTCCTTGGGATTGGTCTAGTATGAACATAACCGCTAGAAGTGTACCACCATCCTCATCTGGTTGGACGAAGATAGGGTCTACCATTATATGGGCCGATGACGGTAATCTTTGTTATTTCCATGAAGACGGTGGCTCAGCCACGGGTAGCATAAATACAGCCTATCAGTACGCTGCAAGTACACCTTACAATATCGCTACTCTATCCTATGTAGGCTCATCAAATGTTATGTCTCCACTTGTTGCAACTGGGTCTGGAGGAACGTGGCAGTTCATGTATCCATACGAAGATGGAAGTGGGTGGATTATAATAGATGTTGCCGATAAAGCCTATTACGTGACTATGTCAACTCCCCACTCATTAGCAACTGCTTCATTAGTATCTACCACTCCGAAAGTTATACCAAGCATTGATACTAGTGACCCTGTCCGTTGGATGCGTGGCGGTTGGTTTAACTCCAAAGGTACACAACTTGTAAAGGGTTCAGTTCGTGAAAAAGGGGTAGCTGCGTTTGAACTGGGTACTCCTTTTGACGTATCTACAGCCGTTAACACAGGTTATCTGGACACAGATCCTATCGGTCCAACGTTTTCTGTAGCATTTAGCGAAAAACAGGATATACTGATGATTTCTAACAGAGATGGAATTGATTGTAGATTCTCTATCTACGAGGCGTAAAGAAGAGGTTATAAAAATGTATATATTAGTAAATAACGGTGTAGCTGCATCTTACTCAATCACGCAGCTAAAGAAAGACAATCCAAATACCAGTTTCCCTAAAGAACCTACTGAGGAACTACTGGCTACGTATGGTGTGTATATCTGCACTAACGAGCCACAACCTGACTACGATGAATCAATAGAGCGTCTTATATTGGGGGATCCTGTTCTAGTAGATGGAAGTTGGGTACGAAAGTGGACTACTGTTCCTATTCCAGAGGAAGAACTAGCATTAAGTGTTCGTAATGAGAGAGACCGTTTGCTTACCGAGTCAGATTGGACACAAGTGTCTGACTCACCCTTATTTCAGGATTCAGCTTGGCTATCATACCGAACTGAGTTAAGAGACATAACGGATCAAGATGGGTTTCCTTACTCTGTAGTTTGGCCTGTGATACCTCAGTCATAATAATAATAATAATGTAATTTAGTACTTGACAAACCTTACAAACCAGTGTATAATAACTTTAAGGTTTCCGAGGGTGTATATAGTATACTAATAGTATTCTAAGGGTACTTAATACCTAAGTATTAATAATAACTAAGTATCTAATACAATAAGGATATATCAATGAGAGATACCATGTATAACCCTTTCAGTACATATGAGGCTAAGATATGTCGTATGCCATCTGAAGCTGGGTACGGTGTTAACGCTAGTGACTACTCGTATGCTAGTCGTCACGCGGAGCTTCGTAAGCAACAAGCGGCTAGAAACCAACGTATAGCTGACGAGAAGGCTAAGCAAGATAGACTTGCTAGAGAGGCTCAGCAGAGGAACGCTAAAGCTGCTGCTGACAAGAGGGCTAGGGATGCTGCTGCTAAGAAGGCTAGCGATGCTGCTGCCAGTAGGGCTAGGGAGGCTGCTGCTAAGAAGGCTAGAGATGATGCTGCAGCAAAAGCTGCTGCTGCTGCTAGAGCTGCAGAGGCTAAGAAGAAGCAGGAAGCTGAAGCACGGGCTAAGTTGATTAAGAAGCAATCAGATGAAATGATGTTACAAGCTGTAACTGATCCTGGGTCTATGTTTGGTAAAGCTGATGTCGCTACTATAAACTCTAATGAAGCTGGTACTAACATAGATGAAGGTACTGGTCAACTAACTGGTGATGCTCCACAGATAAGTACACCAGACAACTTTGATGCTGCTACTGTAGAAGCATCTACTGTATCAGATGATGTTAGTTCAGCACTAGAGGACGTTAACGCAGTCCAAGGTACTGTATCAGATGATTCCTTAGCTGAAGCTGCTACGTTAGACCCTACTGAGTTAGCTCAGTTGGATCTTGAAGCTACGACTATAGATGAGGCTCAGAAGGTAGCTGATACCGATGACCGTGTTCTAGAAGATGGTGAGCTATTAGAAGGCTCCTCTGTTGATATGTCGAAGGTAGACGAAGCGTTAGACTTCGAAGCTGCTCAAGCTACAGCGTCTAAGCAAGCTACAGTTCAAGGTCAAATGGAAGACTTGATGGAGGACTTTGAGGGTGGCAACACACCAGCATGGGCCTCAGGAGCTATGAGAGCTGCTACTGCGGCTATGGCTGCTAGGGGTCTAGCTGCGTCCTCTATAGCTGGTCAAGCCATTGTACAGGCTACTATGGAGTCTGCACTACCTATTGCACTGCAAGATGCTCAGACTCATGCATCCTTTGAGATGCAGAACCTATCTAATAGACAACAGACTGCTATGTTTGCAGCTGAGCAACGTGCTAACTTCTTAGGTATGCAGTTTACACAGGAGTTCCAAACTAGGGTACAGAACGCAGCTAAGATTAGTGACATTGCTAATATGAACTTCACAGCTGAACAACAGGTTGCCTTAGAGAATGCTAGACTAGCACAGACTGTAGACTTAGCTAATATGAATGCTGTTAATGCTAAGATGATGGCTGATGCTGCTGCTATGTCTCAAGTTGAGCTTACTAACCTAAGTAACAGACAGCAGGCTGCGATACAGAACGCTAACGCTTTCCTAGCTATGGATATGGCTAACACAGAGCTTATGCAACAAACAGAGATGTTTAAAGCACAGTCAGTTATACAAGGTCTCTTCACTGACCAAGCTGCTGAGAACGCTGCCAAGCAGTTTAATGCTGCTAGTGAGAACCAGACTAATCAGTTCTTTGCTAATATGGCTAATGAAGTCCAGAAGTTCAACGCTGGTATGACAGTACAACGGGATCAGTTCAATGCTCAGAACGCTCTAATCGTTGCTCAAGCTAACGCACAGTGGAGACAGAACGCCTCCGTAGCTAACGCAGCTGCTCAAAATGCTGCTAACCTTCAACACGCCCAAGCTGCTAACGGTATGACGATGGGTGCTATTGATCAGATATGGCAACGAGAACGTGACTTGATGGATAACTCTTTCCGTCAGTCTGAGTCGGCATCTGACCGTGCCTTAAGTGTATTCCTTGCTGAATTGCAAATGGATATGCAACGTGAATTGGCAGGTGATCAAGCTGATGCTGATGAGAAGGCTTCTAAAGGTTACCTATACGCTAGACTAGCGGGTATATAAGGGATTATAAGTAATGTCAGGATTGAACTACAAAGAGAACCTTGAGAGAGCAAGAGAGCATACAATGAACAATCGTTCTAAGTTTGCTGCTCCTGTGGCTGCTGAGCAAGTAGAAAAGGTGCAAGAGGGTCTTATGCGTCCTATGGCTAGGCCAGAACCTAAAGAAACATCAGGTGGTATGGCAGGTGGTGTAGGTCTCGCAATGATGGAGAATATACAGGACTCCAAAGAACAAGCCTTTAAAGATAAGAGAAAGAAGGAAGCCCAAGCCTTTGAAGATGAGAAAGCTGCTTCTGACTTTGGCACTATAGAGGGTCTTGAGGGTTTCTCTAAGAAGATGATGATGTCGGAGTCAGGTGGTGACACAGGTATTCAGATCACCCTTGAGGACGGTAGGACAATGACAGGAGCATTTCAGTTTGGCGATGCTCGTCTTAAAGACTACAAGAAAGCTACAGGTAAGTCCTTTACTACTGAGGAGTTTAGACTTAATCCTTCATTACAGAATCAAGTCTTTAGTTGGCACTTGAAGGATATAGACAGGGTTATAGACTCCCTAAAAGGGTCTAACACCTATAATAGAGATGGCTTACGTGCCGTTGCACACTTAGGTGGTACTACTGGACTCCGTAAGTACGTTAGTTCTAAAGGGCAGTACAACCCATCTGATAAGTTTGGTACTTCTCTTTCAGCCTACTATAACAAGTTTAGTAATTAATAATAATATAAGAAGGAACTTGGTTAATGCCACAGATATTCCCAGGACAGAGCCTTACAGCTGAGCCTAAGAACGCACCCTATGAGAATCCTCCTGAGATGAATAAACCAGAAGAGGCTATACTTTGGCATCTAGAACGTATCTCAACTAAAGAGCGTACTGAGGCTTTAATAGACCTTATGGAACTAGACTCATCTGTTGTAGAGTTAACAGAAGGTATCTTGAGAGCTGCTGTTATGGAAGGACGTCATAGCATTGACATATCTCTTATCATTGCTCCTATTCTACATGAAACCATTAAGACTATAGCAGACAGAGCAGGCATTGAATACGAAGAAGGTTTCCCAGATGACTCTGAAGAGAAAGCTGCCTTAGATTACGTCATAAACAACAAGCGTATCATTAAGGAGTTAGAGCGTCTTGAGGAGACAACTGGTGAGGAGTATACAGACTTTGTAGACCCCTCCGATAAAGACATGAAGGATATAACTCCTGAATCAGAGGATACTCTGAAGGAAACAAAAGGGTTGATGGCACGTCCCAAATCCAAGGAAATAGAAGGTGATATGGTATGAGTTTCTGGGCAGGTATCGCAAAAGGTGTAGAGGCTAACGAAAGAGAACGTCAGATTGATGAAACACGGGACGAACGTAGAGCTGAGCGTCAAGAAGCTCAAGAATGGCGTGAATCGCAGTTTAAGTACCAACAGAAGAGGGACGGCATTGTAGATGCTAGAGCAGATGCTGCCTTAGCGGAGAATGAGCGAAGGTATGAAGACGCTCAGGCTTTGAATAGTTTTAACCAATCCATGAAGATCGCATCGATGGTAGGTAGTCTAGGTCTTCCCTCTGGTGCTCTTTCAGCTTTCGCTTCACCTGGAAATGGTGAGACTAACGTGCGTGTGAGTGGACCTCCTGGGGCTTCACCTACGCCTAGTGCTACTTCTGTTGCTGGTGGGGGACGTCTTACTCCAAAAGAAACCCGACAAGTAGCTAATCTTATTAATAACATAGACATAAAGAGCTTAGATGAAAACTCCGCTGAAGCAGAGTTCTGGGGGAAGGCTGTCCAAGACCCTAGTACTCTTTTACAGTGGGAGAAATGGAGGAACGATAATAACGCGAAGAACCCAAGTAACCACATTGCTCTAGAAGACTTACCTAAATTCATTAAGATAACTGGTGTTGCTGAAGCTTCAGGTCAAGATGGTTTTAAGGCTCTAAATGAGTTTTTACAAGACAGTGACTCTGTAATAAAGGACCCCGAAGGGTTTCTAAAGGCTATGGAAAGTGCTAAAGCTTGGACACCTTTTCAAGTATACTTTGAAACTAAAGCAAGTCCGCTCACATATAAAGCCAAAAATGATCAAAAGCTCTATGCTACAAGCCTTATAGAGAATACGATGGCAAAACTCTATGCTGCTAGGGAAATGGGAATTAATCCTGAAGAAGTTCGGTTTGCGAGTACTGTAATAGGTACCAATGAAGCATCGACACCTTTTGCTATTCTTGATGGTATTGCATCTCAAGGTCTCGATTCATCAGTTGGCCTTTTCAAAGCTGCAAACCTTATTATAAGAGACCCTGACACGCCAGATAAGTATATAGCTGTTGGTGATCTTATACTAAGACAAGGAGATATGAACGTAAAAGACAACGCTCTTCTTAATAGCTACACACCTGTACTTGCTACGCGCCTCTATGTTGATGAACTAAACGGTGTAAGCAATGAAGGTACTGGTACTGGTACTGTTACTGGTAATGGTGCTGTTACTACTGATGCTGTTACTACTGGTACTGGGGCTGATATTGGTGCTAATATTGGTGCTAATATTGATGCTACTGCTGTTAATACTGGTACTACTACTACTGGTACTGGTGCTGTTAATACTGGTACTACTACTACTGGTACTGGTGCTGTTACTAATCTTAATGAAGATAATACAGTTAAGATCAAATCTACTGATCTAGAAGGTAATCCTCTGCCAGCTGAACAAATGGCAGATATAGTACAAAATACAGACAACATTGATACTTTCAGGTATATAGACTTTGGAGATGGTAAGGGTCTTCGTACGAACCCCTACTTTGTCGATCCAATACCTGCTAACGCTGCCCCTGCTCTTGGGGAAGTACCTGCTAAAGCTGCCCCTGCTCTTGGGGAAGTACCTAAGCCTGACAGCATCCCTGTAGCAGAAGTAGACCCTAGAACAGGTGTGGCTCCTATCGGTGAAGTTATGGCGGGTGCACGGTCTGAATTACGTGAGAATCCTGAGTTAGATGCTGATGTAATGTCTGCACTAGAAAGTATAAACACTAATGAGGGTGTCAATGCTAATTCTATAGCAGTTCTTGAGGCTCTTGTTGAGAAGCATGGTGAAGAGGCTGTTGAGTTGAATATGTCTAGGGTGTTAGCTGCGAAAGGGTTAACTATGGAAGACCTTAGAGACTATATATACTCTTCACTTACACCAGCAGCTACAGGTAATACAATTCCTTCCCCATATAACGAGAGGTATGATGAAGAACCTTACTTTGAAGACACTGTAGGCCAAGAGGGTTTGAAGGCTCTAGTTGAGAGTGTTGATAACATTAGCCCTGCGATGTCTGCCTTTGACGAAGCCTTAGCGAAACGCCCAAGCTTAGCTTCTAGAATTGCCGATGTAGCTGGTGATGTTGTTAAAGGTGTTAAAAGCACTGGTAACGCTGCAATAGGAGCTGTACTGAGGGATCAAGGTTTTGGAGCTTTAGCTACATCTTTTGAGGAATCTGCATTGACGGATCAGCAGATAGCTCAGGCAATGATTATGAAAGCAGAACCTTACAATAGAGAGGCAGCTAATAGACCCTTAACTATAGCGCAACCTGATAATGGGTTCCAACAACAAACAGAAACAGGTAGGGCTGCTCCTCTTAGAGAAGCTGCTACAGGTGAGACTGCCTATCAAAACCCAAGGGATGCTGATGGAGAGCCTTTCTTTGAAGATGGACCTTTGAACCCTGTAACAGATATTGCTGATGACATTGATGGTCAATTATCTGAAGTTGATAATGCTCAAAGTAAGTTGAATGAAAGACTTACTGAGATAGGTGAAGCTAAAGTAGCAGATGCACTTTCTAAAGTTCAAGTGTTATCTGAAGAAGTTATTGATGTAGCTGTTGAGACTCTTGAAGACAGTATTGAAGGTACCTATGGTAATGGTAAGCCTGTTATAGCTGCTGTACTAAGAAACCAAGGTTTAGGTGCTTTAGCTACGGCTATTGAGGAGTCTGATCTAACAGACCAACAGATAGCTCAGACACTGATTCTCTCAGCTAACCGTATGTCAAGACCTGCGGAGACACTTGATGAGAATAACATCATTACAGACCGTAAAGGATTAGGTAGCAGAGCTAAATCTATGTTTGGTGGTGAGAAAGATACCGTAGAGAGAGGAATAGATGACGGAGAGATAACAGGTCCATCTCGTTTAAGAGATGTTTCTGGTGCTCTTGATTCTAAACTCCCTGATTTCCTTAAGTAAGAAGAGGTATACTAATGACAATGCGTCTTGATGAAGAACAGCAAGATACCTTCAACCCAGTTAACGTAAGTAGAGAACGGACAGAGCTAGGGAAGCCTATCAGTCTTGCTGACTCTATGGATAATCTGTTCCCTGTCGTTGAGGGAGAAGATAAAGAAGGGGAGGTAGTAGTACCTGAAGAACCTCAGGTACAGGCAGAGGCAGTAGTACCTGAAGAACCTGTAACCTCTCAGTTAGACTCTATGTTCCCTGTTGTTGAAGAAGAAGAAGAAATACCTGTAACTGCAGAACTTAAGGTACAAGAATCAATAGTAGAAGAACCTATAGACTCTCAATTAGACTCTATATTCCCTGTTGCTGAAGGTACTCCATCACCTATAGTAGAGACTGCCCCAGTAGATACACGGAGTGCTCTAGAGATAGCTATGGAAGAAGAGAAAGCACTAGGTGGTGGTACTTCTGAAGATGAGTATGCTGCCTATGCTACTGAAATGCTCCCAGAAGGTGTTGAGGCAGGTTCGTACTCTCCTGATGATATAGCTGGTAATGAGGCTCTGTACGGTGTAGTTAAGGACTACATGACAGATAAGATAGGGGTACGCGCTGTTAAGACTTACAGTAAAGAGGAGCTAGTCGATACATTCTTACAGAGTCGCCGTAATGTAGCTATGTCTGGTAACATATGGAGCGTAGGCTCAGAGGTTGACTATCTTGTTAAGATCAGCGATGACGAGACCAAGATGAGAAACGCTGCTGCTGCGTATGTTCTTTATGAGAGCATGGCTGGTATTACTTCTGATGATTACAGTTGGGGTGAACTAGGTCAATCATCTTGGGATGTTATACAGGGTATTGCTACAGACCCAATGACATACCTATCCCTTGGCTTTGGTAAAGTAGCTGGTGCTGGTTTTACTAAGCTTGGTTCTGACATACTTAACAAGCAGGTTATGAGTCATGCTATGAAGGGCTTAGCTAAGGGTATGTCTAAGGAGGCTGTTAAGGGACAAAGCAAGAATATAGCACTTAAAGCTGGTTTAGAAACTGCTGAACAACAAGCTAAGAGTATAGCTAAGTTCACTGCTCAGAATGTAAATAAGACAGGCTTAGAGAAGTTAGCGAGTCGTGAAGGTGTACGTGAGGTTATAGCTACTGTTGCCTTTGATGCTGCTGCTGGTTCTCTGTCTGAGTATTTATATCAAACTACACTAGTAGACAGTGGTGTTCAGGAAGACATCAACAAGTACTCTGTCGGTATGGCTGCTGTAGCTACTTTAGTTATTGGAGGTGCTGTCGGTGCCCGTGTTGCTACTAGAGGTTTTAGTAAGACAGCCCTACCTAATCAGGACGTAGTTGCTGGGTCACCTAAGGTTGCTATTAAGAGGCTACAAACTTCTATAGATGCGCACCTACAGGATGTTAAGAAGAATAAACCAAAGAGGAGAGTAGTTAAGACTTCCTTTGAAGGTAAGAAGAGTAGAGCTGAGAATACAAAGCTAAGCACTGAGTTTGATACCTTCTTTGACGAGTTCTTACTGGGTGTATCTGAGACGCTACCAGATGGTTCGGTTAGGACTTTACGTAAGGGTCTTGCTCACGTTATGCAAGAGGAGGGTTTCTACAGAAGGACAGGTGGTAAGGGTGACGATACAGCCGCTAATCACTTTGCTAACTTCATTAGAGCTAACTTTACTCAAGCAGATATCATAAGGTTGATTAAGTCTGGTGAGGATCAGATAGGAAAACGTATGAGAGGCTTCACTGACTCATCCAAAAACCCTCTGGGTACCTACAAGACAGGACCCATGAAGAAGCAACCTAAGTACCCTACTCCTTCACAATTCGCTGATGCCTTTGCTGCTAGAATTAGCAAGCAAGCTGAAGGTATGGGTGTAGTTAGTAAAGCTGCTTCTTTAATAAGCGCAGATGTACCTACGTTTCAAGTAGAGGCTATGCTTAAAGGTGCTGCTGATCCTAAGCTTCTTAAGAGTAAAGGCGAGCAAACTCTAGGTTCAAAAGCCTGGAGTTACCTTTCAGACACTACCGTAGCTGTTCAAGGTAGGTATGTACGTTCCTTGGTTTCAAGCCTTTCTACATCTGCTCTAAACGTACTAGGCTACGGTGTCGTCACCGCTATGGGTACTACGACTGATCTGGTACGTGCTTTTAGTCTATTGGGAGTAGGAGCTGGTCAACAGTTATTAGGAGAGGCTGCTAGTAAGACTGGTCTTAAGAACATAAGAACAGGTAGTGATCTCATTGAAGCTAACATTAATCGTATTCAACGTTTGTTTGATAGTGACATGACTGCTGAAGCATTTAACTCTATATCTCTTAAGAGTACTGGTGCCATAGCACGTATGCTACGTGTACAAGGTGGTGGTGTTGACATGGGTAAAAGTGTTGATGACATTGTAGATACTACATGGCTTGGTCGTAAGCACGATAAGTTGATAGAGTGGGGACAGTTTGGCACTCTAGTTAAGACTCAAGATATTATGACTAAATCACAAGAGTTTGTATTTCAGATGGATAAGGCTCTCCGTGCAGAGTACGGGATGTCTTGGAATAAGTTCTATGGACCGAAGCACACAGAAGCTACTCGTAAGATGAACACAGCTAGGTATGCAGAGATTGAAGAAGAAGTCGTAGCTACAGTTATGAGAAACACTTTCTCTGAATCTTATGCAAACACAAGTACCATAGCTAAGATGATTGAGGAAAGCAGAAGGTATCCTTTTGTAGGTATGTACCTTCCTTTTGGTAAGTTCTTCAATAACACTGTTGCATTTACAGCTCGCAATATGCCTATAGGTAACGTTGCTATAAAGTATATGGGTAGGGACAAGTTTGAGGATATGCCTTGGAGTGAAGTCTGGTCTAGGAATGTAGTATCAGGTGGCTTGTTATACAGCTATGCTGAAATGGGTAAAGAGAGACGTGAGGAAGGTCTAGGTGCATACGAGTTTAGAGACAAAGAGACAGGTGAGATAATAACACATGAGTACGACTACCCAATATCTCTGTATGCAGGAGGCGGTATGGTTCTTTCGTATATTCTAGACGGAGAACTACCACCGATGGAGCTTCTTGGACAGTTAGGTACTGACTTCGGTATATCAGGGCTTACTAGAGGTCTTACTACTACTGCTGATGATGTAACTGAGATGTTTAAGTACCTCCTAGCAGGCGAGATAAGCATTGGTCTTAAAGACCTTGGCGCTGTTGCAAGTGGTACAATCTCTCAGTATGCGGCTGGTGTAACACGTTCTCTAGATAATGTTGATACCTTAATAGGTACTATCTACGGTGCAGACCGCCGTCCTACTAACATTAAAGATGGTAACAAGTTCTGGGGTAAGACACTGACTAACTTAGATAACACCGTACAGCTACTCACAGGAGCTACTCAGGGTGATCCTAAGTTCTCAGCTATCGAAGGCCCCCTTACTGACACAACAGGTAGGCAGACAGGTCTTCGTACTGTTCAGATGACTAACTCTATGCGTATTATGAACATACTTTCATATGAATACTGGACTGAGGGTCCGTCTTCTAAGGCCAACAATCTTGCAGCTGGTGCATCTAATTCCTTCAAGAAAGTGTTCTTTCGTAGAACTGAGGACCTTGCTACTCAGCTAATGAACAGTGATCAGTTTATGTCCTATTCTTTAGAAGATAAACGTAAGCTATGGAACGAGAAGATGTCTGATATTAAGGAGTTGACACTTCTGGAACTAACTTCTAGTTTTGAAGGTAGGCAGAACACAGCGGCGGCGATGATTAAATTAGTAGATAAGTACCCAAAGGTTGACTTACATAATACGATGCGAGCGCTAAATATGAGTACTGATATAGGTGATCTAACTTTAAACGAAGTGCTGATTCTTACTAAGCAACTAGAGATAGACAAGGCTCTGAGTAAGTGAAGGTAACAAAAAGGCCCACCTAAGGTATTAACCAAAGGTGGGCTTATAGTTTAGTCTTCGTATTGTATAAGCAAGTCGGCGTAACGATATGCTTCGTCTACGAGTTCTTTGGCTCGTATTGATCCCCCACCTCCAGCTATTAAACCTCCAAGGACTGAGGCTGCTAACTGTGCCCTAAGATGGGAGAGATCATCTTTTGGACTTTTGGGTGGGGTATTCTTGGTCTTACTTGACTTAAAGGCTTTAGCCTCTTGTTCCAGACTAGGAGCAAGGGGTTTCTTCTTGCTTGGCCTAGGCATCTTACATATATCCTTCCAGTACTAACTGTTGTGATGACACCAAGTGTTCTCTTAACCAGTACTCGTCAACGTAGTAAGTAAACTGGTCTTCTACTAGTGGTCCTGTAGAGAACTTTAATAGATCAACTTCATCTCGGAATACTATAAAGGTACTCTTGTTAGTAGCGGCTGCTATTACTAATGGTAGTTCAAATCCAAAACCATTCTCAATAAAGTGCATTACGGTCAGAGTACCTAGGTGGATTGACATATTAACTAAGTCATCTTTAGAAATAGCTAAGGCTTCCTGTGCTGTTACGAAGCCGTTGTGAAACCCTAAGATTCCATCAATGCGCATATCAGATGCACCTATGAACGCGAAGGCACACGCACTCAGACACTTAAAACCTTTGTTGACTGTAGCTTTAACATCGTGTTCGTATAATACAGTTGCTAAGGCAACACCTTCCTTAGCCATACCACCTCTAGAGTCAAAGGCTACTTCTGTTATATCAGGGTTCATATTAAGAAAGGTATCAGTACGTGCTGACGTTCCCTCTATGAAGTCCCCAGCTATTACTAGTATAGCTTTACTACCGATGTCTACCCTAGTGAGCTTCTCCGCACTCAGTGATGTTGTAGAAGCTAATGCTATAATTAGTGATGTCGTTAGTTCCTTAATCATTTGTGTTTCTCCTCCATTGCTTTAACCATCTTGTTAATGTACCACTGAGCCTTGTGGCTATCCTCAACTGGGTTACCTTTGTAACCTGCTCGGTGGTTATACTTCATGGCGTTACCTTTGCAGTAAGCTATGAATCCGTCTAGACCTAGTACCTGTTTGATATAGTCAATACATTCGATACCGTCTGTATGATTGTAGTGATAAGGTTTATTAACTGGGTCATAATTATCTTTGGTATCTTTGATAGTTAAGTGATCTCTCATTGATTTACATTCTCCACAATCGCCGTTATCATCTACTAGGTATCCACAAGTCATACAAGTGTGTCCGTACATTATAAACTCCTTATAGGTTCTCTGAGTGAAACGCTCTAACCCACATTGCTGTTATGTCTGATCTTATAATGTCGTCCATACTGAACTCTACTATTGGAACAGGAAGCATATGTTTCTTAGCTATGTGTATAACCTTAGTTAAACCGTCTGCTTCTTTTAGGTCACTTTGTTGAACATCTCCGTTAAGAACAATAGTACTACATTCTCCTACTCTTGTCAAGAGCATTTTGAGTTCATGTGTAGTTATATTCTGAGTTTCATCTACTATTATAAATGTATTGTCGAATGATCTTCCTCTCATCAGAGCTAGGGGTGCTATCTCTATGTTGCCGTTCTTAATACCTGTCTCAACTGTACCTTTACCTAAGTGCTTCTCTAGTACGTCTAGTACAGGTAAAGCCCAAGGCATTGTCTTCTCAGTCAAGTCTCCCTTTAAGAAACCTAACTCTTTACCTACTGCAACGTGTGGTCTAGTTATAACTATCTTGTCTATCTTCTTAGTAGTGTATAGGTCAGAGGCGAAGGTAGCAGTAACATAAGTCTTACCTGTACCAGCTGGACCTAGTATGAATACCTGATTGGAAGACTTAAGTGCATCTATTAACTCCTTCTGTTTGCTGGTCTTAGGGGTAAGACCTGACGTCTTCTTAGATACTGCACCTTTGTAAGTAGTCTTACGTCTTGATCTAACTTGTTTAGAAGGAGGCTCATTGTCGTCATCTATCTTACGTCTAGTCATTGTCACACCTTCTTCTCTAACTCAGCTGCGTCTTGTAGTCTATCCATTACTACAGCTAGAGCTGCTCCTAGTTCACTGAAGGTAGCTTGCTCTGCTACTTCCTTGATGTTACCCCAAGGTGACTTGAAGGCTTGTACGGTACTACGTGACGTTGGTTGTGGCTCTGGTTGCGTCATAGTATGTGCTGTAGGTACGGGTGCTGAGAAGGTATTGTTTAGGTAGTTAATAAGTCCAGACTTATCAGTGGGAATCTCTATGCTCTTGTAGTCCTTACCCCAAAGCTTCCTAGCGTCAGCTTGTGTACCAGCGTATGTTAAACCGTTTGTATATAGATTCATGTAGTCTCTCCTAGGTTGTAGGTGCAGCTAAGCCACACCTACTGTTGTGTTTATGTTAAGTCAACTAACTCACACGTATCTCCTGAGCAAGCAAGAGTTTGACTTCCTGAGGTATTATCTTCCTTCTCATAATCAGATAACTTAGACCAATCGATCTCCTTAGGCATTAGTGACTTGAGGGTTTTATAGTCTGAAGCTCCACACTCTTGATAAGGTGCCTGTTGGTATGTCCCACCGTCATAAGGTAGGAACGACACACCTGACATTTCATCGAAGTGTTTGTATACGAATGCTCCTACTTCCATCCATTCGTGGTCCTGTACTGAGACCGTTACAGATGGTTTATGCTCACACCAATGACGTTGATACATTAACCATGTCTCTAGTTGTTGTATAGCTGTTACATCGTTACGTAGTACTGCTCCTTTAGGTGACTTCTGTGGGAAGCTAAACACTGTAGTAGTATCAGGCTTCATCACACAAGGTTCACTAGGGACTCCTTGATCCTTCATAAACTGTGTGAGTGGATCTTTGTTGTCTCCACGTACAGTTCTGATGTAGTGCTCAGAGTGACGTGTGTGGATACCTGAGGCGCTGTCTACAAGCTGCGATACAGTACCCGATGGTTTGACACAAGTGATAGCGGCAGACACAGGGATACCTAGTTTGTTAGCCCAATGCTTGTTAGTCTTAATAGCTACATCCCGTAGATGTTGTAGTGTCTTCTCTAGTCCTTTGTTAGATGAAGTCATCAGGGTGTTATCCATGATACCTGTTAGTGATACACCTAGTAGACGCTCCTCATCTGTGTTACGTTGCCATACCTTACGCAAGTAAGGGAACTTAGTATAGGTAGATTGAATAGTACCAAGTATTGTAGCTAACCTAACTTTATCTGATAGGTCATCTAAGGTATCCGTAGCCCGTACTACAACCTCCGTCAGATTACAGAACTGATTAGGACGCAGTATGATCTCACTACAAGGGTTAGTACCGAACTCATGGTTAGGGTCACGCCTACCGTTCTTATCTGCTTGGTTCTTAGCTGCTTGACGATTGAATACTCCACGCTCTCCTGACTTGCTCTCTACTAGTGCAGTCCACTCACGCATGAAGGTATCCATGTCTGGACGCTCGTTGTAGCAGACACTGTTGTTAGCTAGTGCTCGTTGTGCATCGTTCTCCCACCACTGTCCTGACTTAGCGTGACGCATACGATCATCTGATAGGTTAGACAATGATATCATAGCTGATCTTCGCACACCGCCTACGACTACCACCTCACCGATCTTACACATGATGTCGTGACATTCGATAGAGGCAAGCTTACGTCCTGCTGCCTTACGGAAGATGTCGATAGTGAAGTTGAATAAGTCAACGAGAGGTGCAGGTCCACTAGCACGTCCACCGAAGGTCTTTAGCTTAGCACCTGCTGGACGTACAAGTCCAATGTCCCACTGAGGAATCTCACCAGCCCATAGCAAGCTAAGTAACTGACGATAAGCCTTAGCCCAACCCTCCTTGCTATCCTTGACAACAATAGTAGTCTCACTCTTAAACAAGAGGTCAGGTACGTCAGGTAGCTTAGAGACAAACTGACGCTCTACACTGAAGCCTACTCCTGTGCCACATAGCAAGATGAACATAGCCTCATCGAATGCTTTAGGATCATCTACTGCTAAGTATGAACAGTTATACATACAGGTGTTGTCACGGTTAGCCGCTGGACCTGCTGTCATCATTGCTCTCATAGAAGGAGTAATAGCTAACGATGTGATAGCATCACGTATATCTAGGTAGGCCTTACCTTCACCTATGTGAGGTACTACCACATTGTCAAGGTAACGGTCTACAGTCTCACTGAAGCTCTCCCTGCGTCCCTCGCTTGCTAACCAACGTGCATAGCGAGAAGTATGTATAAAGGATTGGTAGTCTGTAGGTAATATATTACTCATTGTTTGCCGCGTCCCTTCATTGTTTTATCTTCATCTAAC